TTCCGCCGTCAGCGCGGTTTGCGAAGCCACCGGGGTATTCGTGCCGGTTCCCAAGGCGATGGCGTTCATGACGTTGGCCGGCGTGCCGGCGATCTGCTGGCAGATAAAATCAAAGCCGCCGGCTACAATGATGTTATCTTTTCGGCGGACTTCCACTGTGCCGTCTTCTTTTTTTAAGGTTAGGCACAGGCTGCCTTTGACTTTTACATCGCTTTTCTCCACGTGATCTGCCTCCATCAGTTTAATTTCGGATACAAAAAAACGGCTGTGAAACTGCCGACCGGCCCGTAAGCCGCCTCGGAGTTTCCTGCCGCATTCGCACTGAACGAATACACATATAATTTTCTCGTGGTCTGGGTTTGCACAATTCCAAACGTCAGCCAGTCGATGCTTTTGAATTCTACCCTCGCCTCATTTCGATTTCCCAGATGGTCCGTAAGATAAAAAACTTCCTTACTCGCGTCGTAGCCGACCAGCAGGCGGCCGCCCGCCCCCTTGAAGGTCATATAGACCACGTCGTCAACAATTGGCTGAGTAACGCTTACATAAAAAACTACATTATATATCGCCGGTATGTTTATTCCCCAGGAAAGCTTCGTCAAGTCTTGAACAAATGCTCCCTGCCGAAAACGGCCGCTCGCGTAAGTAACTTGCACGGCCTCCTGCGCAGGTGTGCCAAGGTCGCCGTCTGCTGTGCCGTCAAGGGAAAGGGACTCGATGATATTCAAAGGGATGCCCTTAAATAGCGAAATCTGATGGTCCAGCGTAATGCCGGTAATGTCGCCGTCCGGTTCCCAGGGGGTTTGCGCCTCGGCGTCGTCCCAGGTAAAATTGGCGCTGCCCCAGGTAATACCGGTGTCCTTCACGCCAATCATGTCGGCCAATATCGTGTTTCTGGCGGTGAAGGATTTTCCGAGATCCACCTCGACAATATGCTGGCCGCGTATAGCCCCGTCGGCGAGTTGCAGGCCGCCGTCATGGACATAAGTATTCAGCGACGCCCCAGTCCAGCCATTCGCCGCCTGGTCGATGGTGATCACGGCATTGCGGTTCCCGGAATCAACAATGACCACGCTGTTATTTTGCGCGTTTACGCTGTAATTGCCGTAGCTGTCGATGGCCTTGATCCAGAAGCCATGATCACCCGGCGTCGGGAACAGACACCGATAGTAAGGACTCGTCGTCCTGCCGATACGCTGGCCCAGTTCCCAGCTTGCGCCCCGGCGGATTTCGTAGGTGATATTGGCCCCGGAGACCGGCTGCCATCTGAAATCCAAATCGTCACCGATACGAACCACATCAAACCCCTGCACATCGGGCGGTACGCTAAACGAGGCCAGGATGGTGGCCGGCGCTGGCGACACGTTGCCGCTGGTGTCTATGGCTACAATGTGAAAAGCATATTGACCCGCCTGAGTAACCGGCACAAACAGACAGGTATTCATGATTTTATCGGCGATCAGGACACTGGCGTCCATTGAGACGTTGTTTGCGCCCTGATAAACATTGTAGCCGGCGAGATCAATTTCGCTATTCGCCTGCCACGAGAGCAAGAAGCCGCCCGTTACTTCCTGATACGCGAACCCCTCTACACTCGCCGGCGGAGTAATTTTGCCGGCGATGTGGAAGGGTTCGGAGATAACGCCGGGTGATACAACGCCGATGCCGGTTACGGTTGAGACCTTCACAAGGTAAGTGGCAAGGGCTTTCACGTTGAGTATCGTTGTATTAGCCGACCGGATGCCAGCCGCCCATAAAAGCCAGGAACCGCCGTTATCGCTGCTATACCAGACGGAATATCCCGCGACGAAGCTGTTCTTCGGCGCGGCCCAGGAAACATGGAGAACGGAGACGATGGTTCCATCCGTTTGCATGTACGTTTCCTCGCCGCCGCTCAGACCGGTGACTTCAACAGGGGAGGTGTCAAACGAGCTGTAGTTAACAACCGGCGCGCCGATTTTCTCATCGTAAACCGCCGCGACGTACTCCACTCCGGTGATCTTGACCTTTTGATCGCCGCTTTTAGCGATGCCGACGACTTTAAACGGCTTGGTTTCCCTCCCGACCGGACCGAAAGCATAGACATCGTACCGCCGCGGAATTGTCGCGAACGGCGTCACTACTATAAGTTTGTCCGTGGTCATATCTTCACCGCAGATGCTTACCGGCGCATCGATAATCTCGTCGGTGTACAGCCGAATCTTGATAGCGTAGGGCTGATTAGCAAGCAGCGTGACCTCTTTATCCAGCGTAACCGTGGTTTCCGTCGCCGAAACGATCCGGCCCCCGGCGTCACCCCATTTAGGGATATCGTGCTGCACATCGACAATATCGCCCAGGGTGCAGGCTATGGCGTCAATATCGGCTTCCCAGTTCTCGGTCCTTACAAGGTACTGGTTGCATCGTGACAAATACGCCGCCTCGGCGTAGGCATGTCGGTAGTCGGTGATGCCATAGTAGGTCGTCCGCACCGGGTTGCTGACCACGACTGACGACTCATAGCCCGGCCCGTAGTAAACCGCCTCGTCAGCCGCGTAGTTTTTCTCCTTGTTGTAAAAAGTCACCTCGACGCTTGTAGCCCGGTCCTTGGTGGATTCGAACTGGCCCTTAAAGGATTTTTGCGTAATATTGCCCACGGTGAAGAGCTGGGTTGGCGTGCCGGGCATGTCGCAGATACAACTGTACAGCGTGCCCTTGGGGATGACCGCGCCCCGGCCCACAATCGCCAGCCGCGCCAAGGCGTCCCAGAAGGAGAGGTCCTCGGAAAGATAAATATTGAGACTAAAACGGTAATCCCCGTTCACCTGCCCGTCGGCATAAGCGGCAGCGGCCGCGAAGGCGTTGTAGTCGATGCGGCTGGCCGGATTTCCATCGACACAGTATTCGTATTTGCCGGTGTGGATGTTTTTCAGATACTTGCAGCCGTGAATCAGGTCGTAGCAGGCCCAGTACGGGTTTGAAGCCCGTTTCTGCTCGTACTGCCCGGTGTCGGGGTTAAATACGTTGACCGTGCTCCTGGTCTGCTCCCAGGTTACAGTGGGATCGGAGCTTGACAGTTGGTTGGTCGCCAGTGCCCTGATACCGACTAAAACCTTGTTGGGATAGGCGAAATCGTCATAGATAATCTCGGACAGGGTAATCCAGAAAACGCGGGTCAAATCCCTTGTTGATGTGCCGGATTTCCCCGCACAGCGCACCCGGACGACATACTGCCCTGGCGTCAGATTATCTATTCTGTAGGTCGTCCAAAGGGAGGTATTTTTTGAGTTAGAAGTTGTGCCGCCGTTTGTCAGCGGCCACTCGGTCCAGATTGTCGTGCCGATCAGCCTGTACTGCGCCTCTACCGTTACCGAAGCCGTTCCCAAGCCGCCGTCGTCGTTGATATGGGCAAGGCCATAGGGGAACTCGACCGTAATCTGCAAACCCTGCACCGCGGTCCCTATCGTTTGCTGATTCGACCAGTCGCCGGCGGTATCCAGTTCATAGCCAAGCTCATAATCGGTGACCGTGTCGTTGAAGTTGGGAATCGGTGTTTGGTCGTTGGCGCCAAGCCGGATGTCATACGTAACGTTTACATAGTTGCCGATGGGATTGCCGTCAATTAGGATATTGTCGACAGAATCGACCGGTCCTTCGCCGCCCGAGTATAGCAGGTTTAAATATTGATTGCTCCCGTCGGATGTGACGAATCGGCACAGCAAAACAGGCGATATCCGGACTGTTCCGTAGGTTTTCGCCACCGGCGTTCCCGGCTTGGCGGTCGGCTGCGGGCCGTTCCAACCATAGGTGGTGGACTGCTGTTGTTCCTGCTGTTTCGGCGGCGGCAGGATGGCGTTGGCGATGCGACCGCCGATATATGTGCCGACAGCCCGCCACAAGCCCTGCATAAACGTACTGCTGCCGCCGAGAGGGGCCAACAGATTGCCGAACCAGGTCATCACAGCGATGTCGAAAACAGCCCGGAAGAAGTTGGATAACCCTTTGGCAAGCACAGGGTGCACAACCACACTGTCCTCATCACCGGGAATTAAAGTGTCCCATTCCTCTTTTTCCAGCCGGTGGCCGTTGACGCTGACGGAAAAGTCGGTATCCGGCCACAGACGGATGATGGGCGCGATATGTTCGGCGATGGTTGGTCCGGCATCCACGTATTTAATTTCCCGCTTGTCCGGCGTGACCGGATTGCGGACGAAAATCAACTTCACGGCAGCCACCCCGGCACATAATAGCCTTCGATCCGTTTTTTCCAGAAGATATGATCGGTCCGGGCGATCACCACGCCGGCTGATTCATGAGCATGAATAAACTTGCCGGCGCCGAGGTAAACGCCGATATGGTCACATATCCCCTGCGTTGTAAAAACAAGGAGCGCGGGGACCGGAATCTCCCCGGCACACCGTAACCACTCCCCTCGGTTTTCTGCGAACCCGCCGGCAACCGACTCGCAGTTTAGCCGGTAGTCCGGCAATTCAATGCCAAAACGGCGGAATATCTCCACGGCAAGCCCCCAGCAATCCCACTCTTCAGGTCCGGTTGCACCTTCTTTGAAACGCCTTCCAACCAGGTCAGATATTCGATGCATAGAAACCTCCCATTCCCGGACAGCCGCCGAACCGCGTCGCGTTGCCGCGCAGCTTGCAGTCGGCCAGGGTGTGACTGCAGGTCGGGTACTGCGCCAGTGTTGCCGCAGGTATGCCACACTTGATCGAACCGTACTTCCAGCAGCAGAAGTCCGGCAAATACCGGTCCGCCAAAGCCCGGTAGTACATCCAGAAATCCGACCCCAGGGTAAAGGTGACCCACTCTTCATCGTAGGAGGTGCTTTGCACATTGAACGATTCCTCAATCTCCGGATTCGCATTGTCCAAATGCGCCGCATGGACCAGCCTAATGACAATCACACAATCAACCAGGCCGCTATATTCCTCAAGGTACGCCTGGACGACGCCGGAAACGTTCGATACTTGAACGGTGAATGTAGGCATCGACTTCATGTCCTGACTGTTGTCCGAAAGCAGCATTGGAATCGGCTCCCAGACAATATTCCGCCAGGTCACAACCTCGTTGTTTTTCGCCAGATAGGCGCTTGTCCCATCAGGCAGCTGAATTTCGAACAGCACAATCCACGGCTTGTCATTGGCAAGTTTATTTTTTTCGATCAGACCGACGCTCGAAAACGGTAACGGCATAAGTTAGGCCTCCACAATCGATATTTCCACATGCCAGTAGCCCAGCAGCGTTTTGGCGGCTTTAGGCGGGGAAACGAACTGCATGTTCACCGGCTGCCCGGTGTCCTGGTCGGTCCAAATAAAAATGTTGGCGTAGTTCGCCAACACAAAGGCTTTGAACAGCGCGTAATCTGCGTTCGTCATCGCGACCCAGGTGAAGTTCTTGCCCATGACGTTCCGGGTATAGCGAGGGCGGCTAACCATGTAGCCGCCGTCCACCGGAGAGCTGATCCTGTTATCTTGAAAGACATCCTCCTGCGGCCCGGAAGGCGACAGCGACGGCGGCGCGATAGCCGGAAAAAAAGGATAGTCCATATATTAACCCCTCCCGAACAGCAGGTCGCGGGACCCCGCGAGGTTTTTGTTCACACCGTCGACGAACATCTGCATCAAGGTGGTGTGGGTAGCCGGATCGTATTGGGCCTGCTGCGTGACAGTGAGTTGCTGGCCACTGCGGTTAACGACATTCACGTTAATATTGGGGGTGGCCGAGGCACTTGCCGAGTTGGCCATGCCCACCGACTCGCCCGCCGTGTAAACGTGAGCCGAGTCTCCGAAGTACGCCAGCTCCGGACCTTCCTCGCCGACGATGGTCCAGCCGGAAACGTCGCCGCCCAGAGCGGCAAAGTCCAGACCGGAAGCTTCCGACGGACTCGGGATGGAAGTTAATCCCGCGCCGCCGGTCGTCGCGGTCTTGGCGGCGCCGGCGGTTGGCGTCCCGACCATACCGCCGATCAGTTGCTGTAGCGGACCCAGAATGTATTGCTCCGCCCACATTTTGACGAACATTTTCTCGATGTCTTGAACAACGGACTGGAAAATGTTTCGGAGCGCCGTAGTGGCGGACGTACCTTCTGTGACCATCTTCGTGAAGGTGTCCGTAGTGGTGCTTTTAATATCGTGCCAGGCATCGACGATAATGTCGACATAGTTGGTTTGTTCATCCCGGATTTCCGTGAAAGCGACTTCCCAGGCCGTCTCTACATGGGTGGCGGCCATTTGATGCTGCTGTGAAATCGCATCGGCGAGTTGGCGCTGAATTGCGAGCTGGCGCTCCGCATCACCGACCGCGGCTGCATACTGGTCATTTAGATCAGCAATGTACTGATTGAGTCCCTGCTGACGGATGGCGTCTATCTCGGCCTGCGTTTTGCCGGCAATGGCGACTTGCAACTGGGCGCTTTCCAGGGCGCCGCGGTCCTGCTGGAGCAGATTGTCGCCCTTGGCGTAATCCCGTTTTCGGGCGGCCAGCTTTTTCTTGGCCTCGGCGTCCGCGTTCGCCTGGCTTATAGCTTCTTGGTCGTTGCCATTCTGAGCGATGGCGTTGATTTCGGCCTGACGTTCCTTCTCGATTCTGGTCAGCGCGATCTGATACTCGGCATCGGCCTCCGCATTCTTATCATTCAGCAACTGAGCGTTCATCAGAGCCGCCTGATCCTTGACATCCTGCCACGCTTCACGCCAAACCCGCTTAACTTTTTCCGCCGCAACCTTCTGGTATTGGGTGATTTTCTCAGATAGGCCCGAGGCGTCGCCGCCGTTCTTGGTGATCTCGGCGACCTGGTTGTTCATGCGCTGGACTTCATCGGTGATGTTCGCCATCCCGGCCTCGTAGGCAATGCTGGTGCTTTGGGCGATCCGTTTATTCAGATCGGCCATGAGCTGGGCCGCCTGCTCATTGGCCCGCTGGATTTGCGCCAGGTGATCGTGAACGGAATGGGTCGGGTTTTTCCGGCCGGCCGCCTCGATGGCGGCCATCTGGGCGGCCAGAGTGGGATCAATATTGCTGCCGTCCTGGAGCCAGGGTTTGTTATTTTCCTGTTTCTGTCGCCAGGCGACGTAGGCGGCATGTTCTTCTTCCTCGGCGTCCGTCATGGCAACCCGCTCGGTATGTTCGGGCACCCAGTAGCCGCCCATTTCGGTGCCGGGAGCCTCTTCCCAGTGGCCGGCCACGGTGCGGCCGACCAGGTGCTTTCCAGGCCGACTGGGATCGTCCCAGACCTCCGCCCTGGGGTTGTAGCTCTGAACCTTATGAAGCCCATCCAGATACTCGACCAGCGCTTTTATAGCGAAGCCTGTGGCCACAGCCACGCCGACCCAGCCGCCGGCCAAGGCCCAAAGGCTTGATAGGAAGTTGCCGGCGGCTACTTTGGCCGTCGCCATGGCACCAACCGTTTGCTCGCCAGCGGCCACCGCAGCGGCTCCCTGTGCAGCCGTCGCAGTAGTCAGCTCCACCTCGGCTGTTGCGGCCACCCTCGCGGAAGCGGCGCTCATTTCATTAGCAGCAACAGACTCGGCTGCGGCGATCCGGGCTGCTTCGGCCTGAGCCATAAAGGCGGCGGTCATATCCGCCCGGATTTTCGCGGCCGCGGTCGCGCCGGCATTGGCGATCTCGACGCACTTCTCGGCGATAACCGCAGCTGTTTCCTCCGCGCTCAGACCCGCCTGCTGCGCGGTTCTTACCGCGTCGGCCTGCATCTTGGCATACATTTTATCGCTCGCAGCGACGGCCCGGGCGATAGCTCTTTCCTGTGCAGCGGAAAGTCCATCGGCAGCGGCAGCCTGCGTGGCAGCCGACGCGGCGGCCTCGGCCGCTGCGGTCTGCCACAGGGAGGCGATGGCACTGGCGGCGCCGCCTGCCAGCTGGATGCCTTTATACGCGGCAAGCAGTTCCAGGGCGTCCTTTGTCAGTTCAACGATTTGGATTTTATTCTCACTCAGGAAGGCAGCCGTCGTCTGCAGGCCAGACATGACCGGCGGAAACAACTCCTGCGCTACCGGCGTCAGGGCGCCGGCAAGCGCCAGCCCGATCTGGCCGGCCTGCATCGACACGACTTCCATATTCAGTTTCAGATCATGCAGTTTTTGAGGATCGAGGCCGATACCCTGAATTTGGGTGGCTTTTTCGGCAGCCTCGCCGTAGTCTTTTAGCGTTTTGACGAGCGCCATGCCACGCACACCCAGCGTTTCCATGATGAATTCTTGCTGGAGGCCGTTGGCTTCGGCCAGCTTGTAGCCCTTGCTCAGGTTCTCCAACTGCTGGTTCAACGGCAACAGTTTACCGGCACTGTCGGTAAGAGATACACCAAAAAGCGCCAGGGTGGCGCGGGTCTTCTCCCCGGCCTGCCCTGACGCATTGAAATTTTTATCGAGCCGAAGCATGGCGCTGGCGAACGAGTCTCCGTCGCCGCCGGTCATCTTCAAAACCCGCGAGAGGTTCAGTGCCTCGGCCGTGCCCACGCCGAGCCGGGTGCTAAGTTGATAAACAGCCTCGCCGGCGTTGACGGCGCTATCGACGATGGCGCCCAGGCCGAAGCCGCCGGCGGCAAGTGTGGCCAACCCTGTAAGCTTGCCGATCATGCCGCCGATGCCGTCCGCCGCCCCGCTGATCGCGCCGGTAAAGTTCGTGATGGGGATTGTGGAGAAGGCGGTTTGTACACGGGACTGACTGTCGTCCAGAGTTTTCTTCAGTCCGGAGTTGTCGCCCCCGATTTTGACTAGGAGTTCAGCGATAGTCGACAATCCTCACACCCTTTCCTTTCTTAGGATATCCTTGAACTGCTCGCGCAGATATTCCTCATCTTCATTGCGTTTTTGCTTGCGCTCGCCCCGGATCGGTTCCAGAAGGTCGGCGACGCCGATCGGCTGGGCCAGGTATTTGCCCTCGATGTTCATCAACTGGCAGACGAAGTAGGCGATCATGTTTTCCTGCTGTCTCCGGCGCCAAGAGTAGCCTTCCAGGAGCAACATGAATTCCTGTGGCTGCAATCGGCCGAACTCCCAAGGCTTCAGCGCCAGTTGCCCATAGGCCAAAGGCTCCGCCCATTCAACCCACTCCGCAAAAGACTCGAAGGTTACGCCTTGGGCTCTTCCGCGTTTTTTCTTTCCTGATCCACCTTTCCGAAGATGCCGGTGGCCAGGATGGCCTGCACGATCGGTAGCGCCAGCTCGTCCAGGTTGCCGCCCTTGTCGAGATATTTCTCGATCTTCTCAGCCATGAGTGCCGCTGTCGGCCGCTTATAGTGGTGCTTTAGGCCGACCAGGAAACCCGCGATGCAGAAGTTAATACCGGCGTCCTGGCGTCGGACCACGTTTATGATGGAATCGCCCAGCACTTTCTCCAGCTCGGCAAGGCGAACGATGTCGAAGTAAATGGTTTGCCCGGCCTCAAAGTGGTCGAAGGGAATGATCTTTTTCATAATTTCCTCCTTGATTAATAATTATGGATGAAGGGTTTCTTTTTGTGTGAAATTCGGATATACTGAAAGCAAGAAATTCAGAAAACGGAGGGCGTCCAAATGACAGGCCGCATTGAGGTACGTAGCCGGAACCAAGTGACCCTGCCCAAATCACTAACCAAGACCCTGGCAATCCGTGAGGGCGACATACTGGAGTACACTATCGAGAACGGCAAAATCATCATCACACCGAAGACCCTTGTTCCTAAGGAGCAAGCATGGTATTGGTCGAAGGAATGGCAGGCCGCTGAGAAGGAAATAGAACAGGAAATAGCCGAAAAGGGGCACGGCAAAGAATACTCGGCGGGCGAACTCCTGGAGGAAATCAAACGTGCCCAAGATTAGCCGCAGTGACAGGTTCATAAAAGAACTCCGGAAATTGGTCGGCAAGGGTGTTCTCACCATCGAACAGGTCGAAAAGTTCCTACGGCTCATCGAAGAGAATCCACGGCATCCTTCATTACGCATCAAAAAGATTCAGGGGACTGCGGACATTTTTGAGGCTTCGGTGAACATGAGTGTCCGTGCGTCTTTCCAATACATCAAGCCTGATACGGTCTATTTGCGGAATATTGGGGAACACGACATGACCCTCAAAAGACCTTAAGGGTAACAACTCCCATCGCCTATAGGCGGTGGGAGTTGTCATATGCCCAGGCCCGCAGCACGACCCCGGCCGGCCTTTCTTTATTCCGCCTTTAGGAAGGGTCGGTAAGATCGGAGAGCGGGCCTACGCCGTCAATGGTGCCCTTCAGCGTAGCGGCCTGGTTATATTGGTTGTCGATAGTCAACTCGGAGATGGAACCCCAGCCGGTACGATACTTTCCGTCCGGATAAACGAACTGAATGTTGACCTGCTTGCCGGCGTTGAAAGCGGTTTCCAAGGCGGTAATGCCCGCGTCCTGGAGCAGCACCAGGCCGTCCAGAGAGATGGACCAGGACAGAAGCCCGACTAGCGAAGCTTTCCAGCCGCCGGTGGTCTTGTCAGAGGCGTCGATGGTGTCGCCTTTCCGGGTCAGTGTGCCTGCCCGCTGTCCGCCGATGAGCGTCCAGATCGGAACCGTAGCGGTGCCGGTGTTGATATAAAGCAGATAATCCTTGCCGACCGTAGCCTGGGCCGGTGACGGATTAGTCGGTAGATTCACGGACATGTTATCAGCCTCCAGTGTTTTGAATGGTTATGACGACGGTGAGAACGCCGTGATAGCCGAACTCTTCCTCGGCAAACGCCTCGAAGAAATCGACGTCCTGGCTGATGACAAAAAAGCCAGGCGCCTCGATCGAGGCCGACGAAACCACCGTGGCAATGTCGTTGGCGACCGCGTTGATCTCCGCCTTGCCGTTGTAATCCGACCAGATGTGTATCTGGATCGACGCCTCCCAGATATCCGAAGTTTTGTCAGGCAGCCGCTTACAGGTAAAAGCGCCGATTGTGATATACGGGAGAACGGCATTCTCCGGGACGTCGTCATATACCGGCGTTGTCTGCCCGGCAGACAATAAGCTAAACAGCCCTGTCTGCAGGGCTGTCATGGGTATGCGCCGCATAATAATCATGGTTTGATCGCCGCCTCAGCCGACCTGACCAGGTTCGGTTTTTCGTCCTCGAACGCAGGTCGCATAAAAGGAAACTCCCGCCGCGCCGGAATGTTCGCGGCAGCGGCAAAACCGCTTCCTGTCAATGCGCAGCTGTGCAGGGCCCTCTTGTTTTTTGGCCGCTCTTTCGCGGCCCTGGCGCCGTACTCCACCAGGTGGGCGTGCGAAGATTTTGCCCGGACAATGCCGATGTTTCGAATGCCGTCGTAGGACATAGAAATGCCTTTTACTAACCCCCCGGACTTCACCCTCGCCCGCCGTTTAGCGCCCAGCATGATGTTCGACGTTGAGGTTTGAACTGCCGAACTCAGTTTTGCCTGGGTCTGTGCGTCGTAGGTTTTGAAAGCTCCGAGGAACCGTTGGAGATCGTTGATGCCCAGATTTACCGTGAAAACAGCCATCTCAGTACACAACCTCCCGGCAAACAATCACTGTGGTTTCCCGATCGATGTCATAGGTGTGTAGCACGTCGTAGGTTCGTCCGTCATTCTGGGCACGCCAACCGCGTTTGATGTCCGTCCGACGCCGGATGGAAATCAGTCTGACCAAATCGCCGACGACCGTGCCGACGGCTGGAATCTCTTTGACGTTTGGATTCCGGAATTCCGCCCACACCTTATCGACAGGTTGGTAAGTTGTTTTCGAGCCGCCCATTCCGTCCGGAGTTTTAACAGGCTGAAGCAGGGTAATCCGCCATTTCATCCGGCCTGCTATCATGGCGACACCGGCGGAAGGTCCGCATAATCCTTGCAAAGAGAAATGTGGTTAATCAGCGCGTCGATGGTGTGGTCCACCTTAGCGTCGCGGCCGGCAGCCATATCGTCCCGGTTCTCGTACCAATGCGAGCAGAGGTATTTGACCGCCATCTTCCACACGCCGTCGGTCGGGTCGTAGACCTTGCCGGTCATGCGCTGCAGATACCCGGTGGCGCCTTCCATAAGGTCCTGGATGAGCGCGTCCTCGTCATTGCTGTCGACCCGAATGTAGAGCTTGACGTCGTCAAGCGAGAGAGCCGTGGCCATGATTAGTCACCAGCCTTGGCTTTTGCCTGGGCCTCGGCGGGAACTTCCGGCGCCGGATCGGACTCAATATCGAAGTCCTTCAAGACTTTGAGATTCTCCCGGATCGTGGCCAGAGTTTCCGCATCGGTCGGTGAATAACCCCGTGCAAGGATATCGGTGATGATTTTGTGGTTCAGATCGGCAAAGGCCGCTGCCACACGGTCAATTTTTCTCATCTGTGTTTCACCGCCTTGAAAAAGTAGAGGCGGACTATGCCGCCCCGTTATTACTTAACCAGAGTGACCAGAGAATTGGGGTCGACAACTTTGCCGTCGGCGATCATAACCGCCCTGGTAACCCAGTCGTCGCCAACCCAGATCTCCTGATAGCGCTGGACGTTGATATTGTAGTTGGTGTTCAGCACATAGTCGCTGAAATCAAACAAAAACGCCCACACGGTGCCGGCAGTCAGGCTGGTGGAGAAGGCCGGAAGGTAATTGCACAGCACAACCTCGCGACCGAGTAGAGTACGGGGAGTTTTGCCGGGAATACCTTCGTTCACACGGGCGATCGGCTGACCGGCGGTATCAGTTTCACCCAGCATGGCGTTCCAAGTCTGTTTAGTCATGCACCATTTCGCGGTTGCCTCGTAGGCGATATCCAAAGCGCCTTCGGCGGCGATAAAGGACTTCCGCGAAGGGGTGCCGGTAATTACCTGGCCGGCGTTGACCGGTGTGCCGACCGAAATAATACCGGTAGGTTGGCCGCTGCCGGAGCCGGAAATGATCGCCTGCTCCAGCGCAATGACCATGGCCTGGGAAACATTGTTGATCAGAATGGCCTCGAACGCGGGCACGGCCATGGTATCAACTTCCAGGCTGACGGCAACGGCACAGCGCAGTTTATAGTAACCGAAAATGATGGAGCCGGTGGTCTTGGCCTGCTTGCTGCTGCCCTGACCTTCGGACACCCAGGTAGCTACCGGCTTGACGTTGGAATTCGGAATGGCCACGCCGCCCCGGTAGTTGGTTTGGGTGATGATCGGCAGAATCATGCCGCTGGCCAGCATTTTGTCCACAACTGTATTGAGGACATTCTCCGGAATCGGAGCATCGGTGGTCATGGTGGTGGCGTCGGCCCGGAACTCCTGCGGAAGCGGAGTACCGCGCAGAACATAGTTCATAAAGGCGGTTCTATACTCCATGGAAGTAGTGTCAACGCCGGAGCGCTGCTGTTCTTCTTCTGGGGCGACTTTGGCGCCCGGAGGCAGGATAATTCTGCCGCGAACATCGCCGGTATTCAGTTTGCTGGCGATGTCCAGCCGCTTTTGAATGCCGCGTTCCTCTTGCTCCAGGGCCTCCAGTTCGGCCTGGATGGCATCCAGGTCGCACTCGTCGCCGGTTTGAAGCAGATTGCGGATTTCAGTTTTACGGGCGAGAATCTCTTTCATTCTCTTGTCCATATTGAGTGCTTACCTCCAAGTTGCGATTTTGTTATATCCGCCACGCCCTGTCCAGCGCGCCCGCTAGGCTATCCAGCTTCGCGGTTTAAGGCATTAAAAAAGCAGCCATCCGGCCGCAGTTTTACAGATAGGTTTTTATAATCAACAATTTCCGGCGAAGGTCCATGTTCATGTCCTCGTCTTCGTTATTGCAATTGCCCGTACTCCTGAGTTCGTCAGGCTCGACCTTGGCGTCCCGAAGGTGTGCGGCCAGGTGTTCATAGACTCCCTGACGGTCCTCGTCGGGGATTTTCGAACCGCCCATACTGCCGTTCAGGACCGCGATACCGGTCTGACAGCCTTTGATGTTGGCCGGACCGATGGCACCGCCGTCCGAAACATCATGGTGAATGAATTTATAGGAACCCTTGGCGTCCGGATTCGCATCCTGGTCTACCCAGGCAAATGCCTGCCGGTAATAATCGGCTTTCACGTCCGGGCCGGCTTTGAGGTTCGCCCGCATTTTCGCCCCATCCCATGGTTCATCCACGGTCCCGGTTTTCACATACGGAATGGCGCGGTGGCTCTCGAAATACTTCTGGAATAGCAGCTTCTTTTTTTCAGCCGCCTGTTGTTCCTTTTCCAGCAGTTCGTCCGCAGCTTTCCGACCCTCGCAATACGACCGGGCCGAGAGTGTTGTCTGTTCGTACGCCGGCGCGTCCACTGCCGAAACGTCGCCGATGGCGGCAAACTTATTGATCCGCCGGGTGGAAGTGTTCCGGTCGTATTCGTCGTCCGCCACATAAAAAGCAAACGACATCTTGTTGATGTCGCCCCGTTGGATTAATGTATATAGGTCTTTGCCAGCCGTGGTCGGCGCCAGGATGGCGCTTACCCGGAGACCGTAATCATCAGGTGCCAGCGTCAGCGTTTTATTCCGGGACCGGGCCATAATCATCAGGGAATCGCTGTGGTTGTACTTGAACGGAACATCCGATAAGTCCACCCCGTCCAGCGCCCTGCGTGAAATAATCTCTTTATATTCCTTGCCGGTATCCGGGTCGGTCCACAGGATCGTCGGCTGCTCAAAGACGATCGCATAACCGTCGACAATCATGTCCTGCTGTTCTTCAGTCTGCGGAAGCGCCCGCATCTCCGCCAGGCGCATCTCCTTCTTGCGTTTTTCCCCCATTCGTATCGCCTCCTGTGTCTTTATCCTGGTTTATTGCAGGTGCCGGCGCTCCCGTTTGGTAGGTGTCGGCCAGTTTGGCGTTGACGTAGTTCAAAGAAAAAATCCTCCGGTCGCCGTCTTCCACCGGCGGCATGCCGAACATTTCGAGAGCATCGTTGATAGAAAAGATGCCCATCGGCATCAAGTACTGCAATAGATTGATTTTAGTGGTATTGCTGGAGTACTGGAGTCGGTTGGCCTCAAAAATGATCTCGTTGCCGAACCCCTTCTCCCGGTCGGTGAAGCACTTCTCCGTAAATTCCAGCGAAAGCTGGATGGCGATCGGCTCCAGGACGCTCTCATAAAAGGCGTTCCATTGGTCTTCGGTATAATCGGCCTTGATGATGTTCTCGTTTACCCCGAAATACCTGTAGGCATTGTCGCGAATCACGGCCATCTGCTTGTCGTCCACCATTTTGCCGTTCATTTCGACCGGCGTAAAGTCGGCCTTGGCGTCTATGGCGCCGATGCCGCCGTCATTGTTGATCGACAGGTAGTCGGCGACGAACCTGTCCCGCTGGGCTTTCAAATCCTCCGGCCGGAGCGTTTGAGTAAACTTTAAAAAGCCGCGCAGGCGGGCGCTGGATTTTATCGCGTTAATGATCCCCTCGTTGACCGTCTGGATGAGCGACAGGGTCGGCTTGAAAGGTCTTTGGTTGCTCTCCCCGAAGATGTCATCGGAGTTGAAATGGCGCCGAAGATGAATGAGATCGGTGTATGGCACCGTCATCCGAAAGCCTGTCAAAAAATAAAACCGGCAGTATAGCTCCCCTTCGTACTCCACGAACTCAATTGAAGAATACGACAGCGGGTATAGGCCGGTTATTTTGCCTGTGGCATCCGTCTGAATGTAGACGAAAGAGTTGTTGTTGGTGTAGAGCTGGCTGACCACTTTGTAAATGAAGTCGTAAGACGACATATAGGGGTTAGGCCGGATCTCCAGAAGCCATTGCAGATCGTCTGAGACCTGCAGGACCTGGCCGCTCACGCGTCTGATGTGTTTAGGCTTCAGTTTCGCCGCGTTTCTGGCAATGGCGTCAATACAGGTCCGGACAACATCATTATCGTAAAAATTGCCGTTGACGGACGAAAAGAACGGCGCAAAGTCATTCAAGAATCTGTATTGGGTCACATTCGTGGGCGGCTGCTTTTTCCCAAAAACAGCGTTGAACATATTCCTCAATTGCATTCCCGATTTATCACCGCCTCACTAAATTCCCCTGGTCGTCGAACTTGACGTCGTTCCGGACGGGAAGGTTGTCGGAGTGTGTTTGGTTATGACACCGAACGCATAAATACTCAAGATGATCCCAGTTAAGCGTGATATTGGGGTCGTTTATATTTTCAGGACAGAGGCTAATCTTATGGTGTAAAATTCCGCTTGTTCCAACCGCCTCTTTACAAAGCTCACAGCAATAGAACACCGACGCGATGTAGGCCGCGCGACATTTCAGCCAGGCTGCAGACCGATAAAAAGCCCTAGAAAACTCTTGTGCCAAGAGAGTCCTCCAGGACCGGCTGCGCAACCCCCAGGATATCCGGGTCAATATTCACCACGGCAGCTTCCATGATGTTATTGACCAGCACCTCTTCAGGAGCACCGGCCCCGGTGCGCGCGACATATGCCGAGATCCGGCCATACGAAAAAGAGATGTGCCTGGCCCAACGGTTGATCAATTCATCACACATAAACATCACCTCAAATCAGATTGCTGTATTCGTCCATCTTGTCATGCAGCACAATATAGGCATCGATAAGTGCCATGGCGCCGTCAATTCTTTTGCGGTTGTCCTTGCCTTTCACCGGCTGGATGTTTCCGTTTATGTCGGTCCTGATTTCCAGGTTCGAAAGGTTCCACATATCGATAGGATTTTTATTAAACACTATCTTTTTAGCCGCCAGGTCGCCCTTAAGTGACTTCATCGGATAGGACAAGGTCTGCACGCCCTGCCGGATTTTGATCATGCTTTCCCGCCCGAACTCGGCTATGAATTCATTCAAGAGCGCATCCTCAATGTGCCACGGGTCGTAGCCAATCCACGGAACGTAGACGTCATCCTTGTCCCGCAGTTCCATAAACCATTCCAGAATACAATGCTTGTCGATTTTATTGCCCGGCGTCGTCCGGAGCAGGCCCTGCTTTTCCCAGAGCAGGTAGGGAACGTTGTCGCGTTCGCGCCGGTTGCCGTCCGCATCCATTTTGCGGAGGACTTCTTCCGGAATCCAGTACATTGATTTCACATAGATCTTGTTATCGCCGGGCCGCATGCACAAAACCTTGGCCGCCGTCAGGTCGGTCGTCTCGGAAGCGTCGAATCCGCCAACACCGTAGCGGAATCCCATGCCGCGAAAATCGAACTCTTCCTGGCTGTCGATCTCATCCCAGGTCAGCCATGCCGAGGAGGAGTTCTCCTTCATGTTGAAGTCCTTAACCATGACCGTGGGCTTGAATGCATGATCATTTTTCGCCTTGGCAACACACTCGCGAAGAAACTGAATGGATTTGATGGTTCCCAGTCCCGGATTGGCCTTGATCCAGCATTCCTCTTTATCCCATTCATCCTTGCTGTCAAGCTCGTAGATGAACGGCAGAAACCGGTCATCCTCAACCTTCCCGTCAAGGACATTGCAGGCGTACTCATACTGGCTGTCAAAAATGCTGTCGCGGACAAAGCCGTTCGTCGTTATGCAAAAAAGCAGCGGTTGCTGCCGGGACGACATGGACTGTTTCATCAGGTCATAAATGTCGCGGTTTTTGATGGCCGACAGTTCGTCGATGGTGACACCATGAGCGTTCAGGCCGTCCAGGCTGTTGCTATTGCTGGCCAGGGGCTTGATGATGCCCATGTTGTGGGCAAAATATAAATCGCTCATGCGCTTACGGATATGCTTCCGCAGCATGGGCGACTGTTTCACCATTTTATAGGAGTATTCAAAACCGATTTTGGCCTGGTCCAGCATGGTGGCGATGTTGTAAATTTCCGGAGCGCCCTCGCCGTCGGCCATCAATAGGTATAGGTTAACGGCCGCGCATTCCGATGATTTACCGTTTTTCCGTCCCTCAATCGTCAGGCATTCGTTATATTGACGGAACCGGGTTTCTTTATGGACAAAGCCGAAGATGGCTTGGAGCTTCGCCTTCTGGAACAGTTCCAGCTTGATCGGCGTGCCCATCTTGCCCTGGGCCTGCTTGCAAAAGGTTTCGATAAAGTCGATCGGCTTCTCGGTCAGCTTTTCATTAAAAACCCAGGGATCGTATTTTTCCGGCTGGAGCAGCTTGTCCAGCAGCAGCCTATAGACCTGTTTGATTCGGTGGCAGGCGACGATTTCACCTGACAAAACCTTTCTTGCATATTCCTCCAAGTAGGTCATAGGCGACCACCTTTAATGTTTACGCAAGAACGCGAGCAGTTCGTCCTCTTCCTCTTTATCGCCATGCCGGAGCGTGGTGATGATTTTAACCAGCGTGGCCACCGTCCGGTTCGAGCTGTCAACCGTTTTGTTATAATCGGCGATGGCCGGGTGACTGTAGACGTTTTCACGGCCTTTCACATACTCCTTAGTCACCAGCACGCCATCCTCGTTGATCGTTTTTTCCAGTTCGTTCAAAATTTTAAGCTGCACCTGATAACGCTTAAACGTGGTTATGAAAAAGAAATTCTGCTCGACGCCGTGTTTCTCGGCAATACGCAGAATCTCAGCCGCCTGCTCGTTTAAATTTAATCTTTTTTGTTGCATTTCTTCACGCCGCCTTTTTTCCCGGCAAAACTCAGCAACACTAGGAAGCCGTTCGGCTTCCTAGTGTTGCTTTGTATTACTTAGCATTTTATCGTTAACCAGCCTGCTTCAATTCCTTCTTCGATCTCTTCTGTTGTGTAAACCAGAACCTCGGTGTTTTTAGCGTCTTGAGGGACCAGTACATACCCGTCAACCCCGAGACCGCAATACATTTTGCCGACCAGCATGTATGTCTCGTCGTTAGCCTCAAAAATCGTTCCCTTGGCGTACTTCATCCCGCCACCTCCCCTATGGAGCTCTTCGTCCGCCGCATCTTACGCTTTTTGACTGCTTCCTCGGCTTGTTCAACCGTTTTGAAGGACCCATTGCCGGATAACCTGTCCAAAAACAGTTTCCTGGCAACGCGGTATTCGTCGCCAATAAAGCCCAGCCTCAGCAGCCAGACGCGAAAATGGTACTTTTCATTATCCGGCTCCATCTCGTGTGGCGAGGAATGTTTCTGGGCCATTGCCATTTTATTCACCGCAAAGACAAACTGGATATATGCCTGAATAGCCTCCGGATTCAGCGTGGCGGCGAAACAGCGTAAGGCGATGGTGTCCTTGGTAATCACAAAGCCCGGCAAGGCTTCACTTCCTGCCGCTTCAAGAAAATCCTCGACGGTTTTCAACCGCACCGTATTAACCGCCTCGACCATTTCCCGCGTGATAAAGACCATGCCGGGAGTACCCATCGCTTTGGCGATTATTCGCTCCTTGCTTGCCAGGATATTGACGAGGTTACGGAGTGACACGCCACTGTGGCCCTCCGTGGGTATGTTAACCGCCGCCTGGCCTACAACCGTCACGCCGTTCTCTTCGAGTTCTTTGAGCACTGCAAACATTTCCGTCACATGATCTTCTTCCGCGCCTTGAGTAATAATCATTCCGGCTTTGTCGACAAGCCATTCACGACCCGTTGGTTCTGCTATCAGATACTCGAACCCCGGCGCGCCCTTGTAGGTAGCTTGGGCACCAAAGTGGCCGGCGATAATTCCGGCAACCTCTTTTCTTTCCCGTCCGGCAACCTGCATTTGAAACTTAAAACTGTGTTTTTTCATGAAAATCCCTCCTTGTGCGTTTGTCAGTGACATGTTAGATCGACACGCACGCAGAAAGCAAGTCAATTGTGTGCTTCAGGAAGAGTTTTTGCGATTGCATAGGCGACGTTCACCGTCACCGCGTTTCCAGCCTGCTTGCGAAGCTGCGATTCCGGATTTACGGTCCGCGCCTTTTCGAACAATTCATCCGGGAAGCCCTGCAGCCGCCAGCATTCTTTGGGCGTAAGCCGCCTTATTCTGAAATCCGGATTCGTTATCGCCACACCGTGGGTATCCTGCCCGGTAAGAGTGAACATCGGTTCGTCCGGATTTTTAAACAGTCTCCCATTTTGGCGTTTTCCAGGCCGGTTAATACCTATAACCGGCCTGACCAAATACAGTCCCGCCCCTTTGTCAAGGCCGCCGCCGGCATTCGTCACAGTAGCGCTTACCCCGTTTGGGTCATAGACCCGGTATCCTTGCATTCCGGCGACAATTTGCTTAAGAGCATTGCCGTTCTCTCCGGCGACAGGTAGTATTTCTCGTCGACCTCGGCTTCTAAGATTTGCGATAATGAACACACGTTCTCTGCTTTGGGGGACTCCAAAGTCTTTAGAATTAAGAACCTGCCAGATTGCATCATACCCCGCCTCGTCCAGTTCAGCGAGAACTTCGGCAAAGTCCCAGCCGTCATGAATGTGCAGCAAATTTTTAACGTTTTCAATGAGAAGGTATGTGGGCTTATCCTCTTCGTATTTGCCTTTGACGAGATTAATAATCGAATAATAGATTCCACTTCGTTCACCGGCGAGGCCTCTTCGGTTCGCATTTGTTGCACAACTGACGTCCTGGCAGGGGAAGCCAAAGCACCAGATATCCGCACGGGGGATGTCTCCCGGTTTGAGTTTTGTAACGTCATCGCCGTACCACTCCCCTTCAGTGTTGTACATCGCCCGGTAGGACCGCACGGCGGCCTTGTCGTTATCACAGTAACCGACGCATTTATGACCGGCGAGTTCAAGCCCCAGCCGGAAGCCGCCGATGCCGGAACAAAGATCGAGGACCGTCATCATGCCGCTGAGTTCTCCTCAGCAACATCCGCATGGCTCTTCTTTACCCCGTCCCGCAGTAAAAACACGCCTCTGTCGTCGCCGGCCTGGGCTATATATCGGGCGACAATCACATCACAGTATTTCGGGTCGAGTTCCGAGGTGTAACAGACGCGCCCGGTCTGTTCGGCGGCGATTAGCGTGGAACCGGAACCGCCAAAGAGGTCAGTCACGATATCCCCGGCCCGGCTGCTGTTCTGAATAGCCCGAGCTACCAAGGATATCGGCTTCATGGTCGGATGCTCGTCGCTTCGTTTCGGCCGGGGAATTTCCCACACATCGCTTTGCTTTCTGTCCTCCAATGGGCAAAGCCGTGTTCCTTCCACCCAGCCGTACCAAACCGGTTCATATTGAGTATGATAATCCTTGCGGGAAAGCACCAGCGAGTCTTTTACCCAAATTATTGTTGACGACCAGTGATAACCGGCTTCGTTCATGACCGACATGAGATTTCCCCATTCCTGGGCGCTCATTGCGACATAAGTCATACACCCGGCTTCGCTGACGGCCCGCATATTACGAAAAGACGCCAGCAAAAAGTCGTGAAACTTTTCTGGCGTCATACTGTCGTTCAATATTTGCCTCGGTTTCCAGGAGGGGTGTTTACTCGCACCATAATTCACGTTCCAAGGCGGATCGGTCCAAATCATGGAAGCCCGCTTGCCGTCCATGAGGCGCCGGACGTCTTCCGCCCTGGTGGCGTCGCCGCAGAGAAGGCGATGCCGGCCGAGCAGCCATAGATCGCCGGACTTGCTGACCGGCTCTTTACTATTCTCAACAGCTTTGTCAACGTCAAAATCATCTTCCGACGCTTCGCTTTCGCCTTCATCTTCTTCCAAGTGAAACTGTGCTAATTCGTCCAGACTAAAGCCAATCAAATCCATATCAAACCCATCGATATTCAATTCAAGCAAAATATCCTGGAGCATCGGCATGTCCCACTCGCCGCTTATTTTGTTGAGCGCCACATTCAATGCTTTCTCGTTTTTTTCGTCCAAATCGACAACGCTGACATCCACTGTCGTGTTCCCGAGTTCAGCCAATACCTTGAGTCGCTGGTGGCCGCCGATCACCACGTTATTCCTGCTGTTGACAATGATGGGGTCCACATAACCGAAGGCGAGGATGGACTTTTTGAGCTGTTCGTATTCCACATCGCCAGGTTTCAAATCCTTGCGCGGGTTATATTTCGCCGGCTTTAAGTCGGCAATCTTCATGTTTTTAATTTTCATTCGCCTTTCCCCTTTCCAAAAAACCCGTGAATAATATGACGCGTAAAATTTGTGGCCCGCCTCCGGTCCGGGTTTTGGGTCCGGCTGGCGACGACCCCGGGGGGCCTCGCGAAAGGCCCTGTGGATAATGTGGATAAACTTGTTATCAATCTATAATCACCTGGTTTTTCCTGTGGATAAGAGGTAATAATATATTGAATAACCTGTGATTATTTTTCCGGAAGGTTAACCGCAGGTTTACCCCTGCCGGCTAACTTTTTAAAGCACTGCGATTCTTGTTACCACTACTCAACCAGATTCTTGATCTCAAAAAGAAAACTCCCGGTTATCCAGGAGTTCATCATGCTCATCTCGTTATCCGATTTTTTGTTCCAGCTGTTCGATCAGTTTCCTGAGCTGCATCCCCAGCACCTTGGTTTCCTTATCCCTTGATATAGACAGCTCGCTGGCTATGCCGTACATCTCTTTTATCACCGCGGCTATGGAATCTTCTTTAGTTTCCACTTCAAGTCCCCCTCGTGCGACTGCTCGTTATCGAGCTTACAAAGTACCATGTAAACATCATTACTTCAAATATAACCGCAATAAATTACCAAATCAATGGAAAATCTAAGAAATTCGAGCCTACCTCGCTATCGCACTAACCTACCGTGCTTCTGCGTTATAATTCCGTTTTTCCGCTCGACCGGAGTCACGTTGACTTTCATCGCCTCCCGGCTGGTGATGTAGCCGCTGCAGCGGCCGCTATACCACTCAATCCGATTTGCCGTGCAAACCTGTATACCATTGTTAAGACAATCTTTCCTGCTACATACTACAACAGGCATAATATCCCTCTCAAGTTGAAAGCCGCCCCGAATTGAGAGCGGCTTTCACGATAAGTGCTAAGTCTACCTTCGGTGTTGGCGGTTGTGTTACTGTCCCACGATAATATTGTAAATTATAAAAACCCCTCAAAACGGACATTGGCGGACATTTTACAAATAATTCAACTCTACCGCTACAGAATAAACGATATACTGCCTCCATCTCCGAATCGTGCGCTCATTGACCCCGACCCGGTAAGCTAACCCGGCAGTCGTGTATCTGCCTTGCCAGTACTCTTCCATTACGGCTTTCTTTTCCTGGCATAAGCGATGATATGTGGTCTCAATCGCTTTCTTCGTTTTTTCAAGCTCGATGATTTTCTTGTCCATGCTCAGTTTAACCGCTTTACTGGCCGTGGTATTGCCGATGGAATTGCTCCTTCCTTCTTGCTTTTCAGGAGTTGCCAGGATAATATCGTTCTTCAGGCGGTTAAGTTCCTTGAGGTTGTTTTTATACTGGCGAATTTCTTGCTCGATATACTTGAAAGTGTTCTTACTCAGCCTTTGCTTTTTAATGCACACCGCCACATACTCTTCATAATCAATATTCAGCCCGTCGCAAAGCGTCGCACACCACGCAGAATGGATAAACCTCCTGGCATCACAATGTACCGCATCGGTCACGTTTTTTTCGCAAGTTTCTTTAAACGGACACCAGTCGGGGCAGCCTCTATTATTCGCATAATCATCACACGCTTTTTTCAGAATACTGGCAATGAGCCTTCTGGCTCCAATATCGTCCATACTCATAGTCCCCTCCCCCAACTGCTTCATTTCTCTCTCGGATTTATGTTCTCACCGTTAACTGCCTGCCGGAGCCACAAAAGATACTGAAAGGCTTTGTCAACTTCTTTCCCGGCCTCATCCTTGCGGCCAAGCCGGAGCAGATACTTTAAGACATTGCCGAGTAAAAACCCTTGGAATTCCTTCGGGTCCAGATACATCTGCAAAATCTCTATTGGTTCCACTGGCGCGAATTGGTAATGTTTTTGATTCACTGCCATGCCATCACTTTTCACGCGAATCCCTCTTGACTACGGCTTTGGCCGGTTTTTGCCGTTTTCTCCGTTTCTCCTCCCACCTCCGTCGGCGTTTCCATTCGGCATTAATCGGCAGCATGTTCATGATTTGTCCCCTTCCCCGATGCCATCATTCACCCATTTTCTCAAATCCCGCTTTCACCTCAGCCACTGAATAGACGACCATCGCCACGCCGCCGGCCCGCTTAACATCCCGGAGCGTAATCTCCTGAAGTTTTGTTAGCTTTCCGCCGGGCTGCTTCACCTCGATGGCGATGAAGCGCCCCTTATAGCAGCAGATAATATCAGGAATCCCGGCGGTGCCGTACATGCCGCCGTGCTCTTTCCAAGCAAAGCAGACATCCAGCGTCTTTAGGTAATCCAGAATGCCTTTTACGATTCTCTTTTCCGCCATGCCCAAAGCTCTTGCAGCAGTTCGATAAGCTTCATCCGGTACACCACAAGGCACTGTCGCTCCCGCTGGTATTCGTCCAGGCTTGTCCAGCCCTTCTTGCCTTCCGGGTCGATGATCGGCTTGATCGAATAGCCGTATGTCGCGTGTCTTTCAAGCTTTGCGCCGGCGCCCCGGATATAGAACAGCCTGGCGTGCAGTTCAGTATTCCTCTTCTCTGCGGCCGTTAGGAGCCACAGCCACAGTTCGCTGTCTTCCGGCGAAATGTCCGCGCCGGGATCAATAATGACCTTCGACGCGAGCTTTGCCAGTTCGGGAGTTTCCATTTTCAGCTGCTTCAGGGCCTGCTGTTCGACACGTTGCAGCACGGTCAGCGGAGTATCCAGCGGCTTATTTTGCCGCGAGCTTTGCTCTCTTCGGAGTTCGGCCGATTCTCCTGAATTAAACAATTTGCCCTGTGAGGCTAAACCCATTTACATATCATTCCTTCTCAAAAAAGTTGTCCCGTTGTCCCAAAGTTGTCCCATAAGTTGTCCCGGTAAAAATCCAATAAATCCGCGGCTTAGAACCCTTATGGGACAACTAGGACAACTATTTTTAAATATATACTTTATATAGGCGCCAAGATTTAGAAACCCAGGGATTTATATTGATGCATATATAACATTGCTGATTTTTGGTTGTCCAAGTTGTCCTGGTTGGCCAAATCCATATATCACGCGGCTTTGAGCCATTTTTCAAGTTGTCCCATTTGGGACAACGGGACAACTTTCACCTCAAAATGCATCTTCAATCTCCCGACAACTTGTAAAAACGATCATCCGTACACGGCTGTTTTTCCAATAGCAGCGAACGGAATAAGTCGCCTTGCCGCTGCCGGCCGTTTCCGTCTCAATCCATCCCCGCTCCGCGAATTCCTTGAGCACCAGGCTAACGCTTAAGCCGGCTTTCCGGAGCGCGTCCTTAAACACTTCCGGCACGATGCAGCACTCCCCCGAAGGCTTGAAAAAACCGTATTGCTGCGTCGTCGAACCATTATCCTTGAAATACTCGGAGTTTGAAGCAATCCAGCCCAGAGTAAAGTCAAGGGCTTTTTGCGCGTAATCTGCTTCCTCCTGCGATGTCGACGCGCTTTTGATGCCAGCCATGATCATTTCGGTCATTTCCAGCTTCGCCTGCTCCTCGCTGCAGCTCCATAACCACTGGCTGGCGTAGAAATCGGCCACGGCGCACACGGAAAGATACGACAGGTGGCTTTGAATAAGCTGCGGGTAGGACTTTTCCAACACGCCAAGCACGTGTTTAAAGTCCTGCTCCAAAACCTGCGGCTTTATTTTAAGCAAGGCAATGAACCGCCGGATAAACTCCGGCCCGGCGAAGCCATAGTGCTCACTGACCAAGGTGTGGACTTCCCTGGCACAATGTTCGTCCGGTATCGGCACGCCGTATAGCTCCAAAGCCCTGGTTTTGACCCCGGCATGCGACGTATCGCCTGACAGGGATTCTTCGCCTGTTGTTAAGACGATCAGGTTCCAGTTGCCCCGGTTCTGTATGCCGCCGGACTTGGCACCCCTTACCTTGCCCTGGCCGCAGGCGACCGCGTAGGTCAGCTTGTCGAGATACTCCTGCCGGTCGCCGGCGAGCTGCCGCTCATCCACGCCGACAGGCAAGGCGGACATGAATTCGCAGGTTCTCTCCAGTCCCACCATAGTGGTATTAAACGAAACCATGATGCTGTCGGGATGACCCCAGGCCGACAAGGCCGCTTTCAGCGCAGCAGTCTTTCCGCCCCGGCTGGCGCCCCACACATGGAGGATAAAGTTCCTGTGCCCTATGAGCGACAAGAGCGGCGAGGCAAAGCTCCCCGCCAGCATCAGCCTTGCTATCGGGTTTCTTCGTATATGCCGGGCAATGGCGGTTTTCCAGTCTTCAAAGTTCCCATTTTCACTAAAACCATTTGCCAGTTTGGCCATACTCCTTTTCGAGTCGATATCCAGCACGATACCTTCGCCGACTCCCGGCAAAAACTTATCCTTGCCGATCCAGCCGAACCTCGACACCGATTGTGCCGTCGGCAGAAATCCCATGTTGGCCGCTTCCATGTCGAACAGGTAGCGGACCAAATCCTTGGCGTTCTCGCTGGAGACCGGCAGGCCGGTATCCGCCAGGCCCGTAATTTTAGTCCTCTGAAACAGCGTGCTGCGCTCGGTGATGACTTTTCGCCAGCCGCCGCTGCGCCTAAACGCCAGTTCAACCTTTTCCGTTTCGTTGTCAACGTCAAGCAGCAGCTTTGTAGGGATGACCGGCACGGGGCAGATCTTTTTTTCATTGCCCTCGGAATCGTAGCCGAAGACACCGTCGGCGGAATAATACCAGTTGTCCGGTTTGCGCGGAATAAACGGCTGGCCGGGAATCACTTCACCGGCCAGCGCGCCGAGCGCCTCTAAATCAAGCAGGGTGGCCATTTTAAGCGCGGTGTTCCATTTATCCAAAAATCCGCTCTCATCCCTGATGTGCAGTTCGCTCGGGTCCTTAACCCCTGGAAGCTGCATACAGTAGGCCTTCCCGGAAAAGGCGACGGCAAGCAGCGATCTGCATACTTTTTTCACAAAAGTCTCGCCGCCGGCATCGGGTTCCTTAAAGACATAGACGGTAAGACCGCCAAGCAACGCCGCGTGTTTGGCCGCAAAGGTATCGGCGCCCGGAGCTCCCAGCGCCGGAATGTCGTAATGCCAGAGAGTGTGGCAGTCGCTCTCGCCTTCGACCAATACGATGTAGCCCTTTTCCCTGGCGACGCTCAACCGCCACAGCCCGTACGGCAGCACACTGGCGCCTTTGACCCAGGAGAATTTCACGCTGCCCCGCATCGAGTGGCGGAACCGTTTGGCAACCTCCAGCCCTGCCTCGTCTTTGTAGGGAATAACGAGCTTGTTCTTTTCGTTTACAAGGCCGTGCTTTTTGAGTTCCTCTACCGGCAGTTTTTTTGCGGCGGCATATTCTTCAAGGGTTAACTGCGGTCTTTTCTGTTTCTTCCCGGCCGAAACGCCCGCCGCATTCAATAAATAGGCCTTGGCCTCGTCCTTACTCAGCCCCGCGTGTTCTTCGAGAAAGGTCCAGGCGTTACCGGAAGCCGAGCAGGCTTTGCAGTTGTACTGTCCTGTCTTCCTGTTGATATATAGCGACGGACTGCGGTCGTTATGAAACGGGCAAAGGCCGATGAGCTCCTGCCCTTTGGTCTTAAGGCTGGGAATAAACTTTTGATAAAAACTCTCCCAATCTATGAGACGATCGATGTCTGGCCGCACGGGCGATCACATCTCCAATGGCTCACACCTGTCGTTAAACCGCCTTACTTTGATGCCTTTGGCCTCGGCTGCCGCTATTTCTGCCTTCATACCTTCACTCACGGGTTCGCCAAATGCCCACAGTTCCTGGCATTTCGCTAGAAGCGTCAAGCCCATGGCTCTGCCGGCTTCGCGGTCGGCGGGAATGCCGTCCTCCAGAAACTGTGTGAAAATGACGTGCGGGGCTAGGGGAATGCCGCCCTGCGCATATACATAGCAGCAGTATCCGGTAGCCCGGCGGATGTTTCTTTCAATGTCTCCTTTTAGCGGCGACGCGATGTAAATTAGCTTTCTGTCCTGCATGCTTCCATCTCCCATAATTCCAAAAAATCTAAATGGCGGGGCCGGCGTTTTACCGGCCCCTTTCGGTTTCTCAACCCCTTACATAGGCTCATCGGCGTCAAAATCCACCGCAACCCTGCGGCTGGCCTCCTTGAGCCTGCCGGCCAGCAGCTTCATTCCCTCGCGCTCCGGCGCGTCAAGCTCGCGGTCAACACTAAAAACTGCTTGGCTGAAAACAATGCCGGTGGAATTAGTCGCCTTTTTTAGCGTGATGCGGGTAACCACGTCATATGAATGCCTGCCTCGTCCGACGATGCGCTTGGCGATATAATCGGTGAAAACCTTCACCGAACCGGTCGGTAGCGTAAGAAGCAACGGGAAGACCTCGCCTTCCCTAAGAAGGTATATGCGCCGTTTGTTCCGGCAGGCTTTGCTGCCGTTTTCGCCGCTGCCATACTGGTTGAGCGGACAGACGCGGCATTCGCCGCCGGGGCTGCCCTGGCCGATCTTGCCGTCAATACTGCCGCAGTCGGGCGGACAGTTACCGCCCGCGTACCGTTCGCGGTAATAGCTGTTTACGGCGTGATGGTACAGTATTACGCCGGTAATTTCCTTGACGCTGTCAGGCTGTTCCGGGTCTTCGCCGGGCATTTCGAATAGCAAACCGCCCCCGGCGGGAATTTTTACTCTGTCGAACCGGACATTTAGGCCTTCAAGCTCTTCCTTCATCAGTTCATGGGTCTCCGCATTCAATGCTGCCAGGTATCCTTCGCCAGCCTTAACCAGTTCTTTATTTCCCTGTTCCTGATTTTTCATGTTCCCTTCCTCCAGTCTTCTAAGCTCTGCGTATGCCGATCGATGTTTTTTCGTAAACCTGAATCAAGCCTTCCAGCCACGCGGGCAATATGCCGTCGTTTTGCTCGGTCATTTCTTTTATGTTGGCAGCCAATGTCCGCGCATTGATGGTAAACAGATAGTCATAGCCTTTTGCCTTCAGCACGCGGTACAATTCGTCTTTACGTTCCGGGACGGCAGACGGATATTCGCTGACCATAAGATAGAACAGATTGCCGGCCCTTTTGAAGGATTGCAGTTCATCCTCAGTCATGAGTTCAATCATTCGGACTTCGACTTGTTCAATTTCTTTGTTGACTTCTTTGATCTCAGCTTCCAGGCTACTTTTCTTATCTTTGAAAACCTTCAGGCGATCGGCCAACTCGAAAATCTCGTTGTTATCCAACCTCAACATCCTCTTTCGCAAACAGTGTTTTCCAATTGTCAACCAGCGTTTTGGCAATATCCTCCTTGCGCTGCAGGGCGCGAAGAATATGTTCGTCAATTGTGTTTTGGGCCACCAGGTGGATATACAGGCAGTTATTGCGCTGGCCGATGCGATGGATTCGGGCGCGCGCCTGCGAATAATTGGCGTAATTAAAATCGAGGGAATAAAACACAGCCGTATCCGCCGCAGTAAGAGTTATCCCCAGCCCTGCCGTCTGTATCTGGGCGATGAACACCCGGCAATCGGCCTCCTCCTGAAACCGCCGCACTTGTTCGGCGCGGTTTTTAACCGCTCCGGTAATGACAGCCCCCTGTAAGCCTTTCCTTTCTAGCTTCCGGCAGATAGCGTCGATCTCGGGAATAAACCTTGCAAAAACGACTACTTTTTTACCGGCATCCAATATATCATCAATAACATCTTCAAGCGCCAGCAGTTTACTGTCGGAAACCTGTTCCACCGCACAGCCCGCGTCGTCGCGGATAAAGCCGCCGGTAACCTGCTGCAGCCGTAAAAGCCTGGTCAAAATATTTCGCGTCGTCACTTCGCCTTTGGCAAGTTCAGTATAGGAATCTCTCTCAAGCTCGGTGTAAACCTTTGCGGCTCGGTTTTCCAGTGTAATATAGCGGATTTCGTCCACGGTTTCAGGAAGCTCAAGCGCCTCAGCCTTAGTAACCCGAAACGCTATCGAGTGCGCTTTCCGCACCAGTTCGGCAAGATTTTTATAGCCTTTTATCTGGTGGTTGCCATAGCCGCCCATAACCGCATACCTGGCACGGAAAGCATAGTAGCTCGGCCCGAAGATTTGTTCATCAATGAATTTATACTGGCTGAAAAAGTCCAGCGGGTTGTTTTGGATCGGCGTGCCGGTCAATATCAGCCGATATTTTGCCGTCTTGGCCAGCCGGTGCAGTGCCTTGGACTGTTTCGCCTGAGGATTTTTTATGCGGGAGGATTCATCACAGATAATGAAATCCGGCTGCCATTTTGCCAACTCCGGCTCCAGCCGCCAAGAGCTTTCATAATTGACAACGGCAACCTGAAGACCGGTTCCTTTGAGCTGATGCAAGACGCCGGCTTTCTTTTTGCCGTCGCCTTCCAGGACCGCCAGCACATAATCAAAAGCGGCAAATTTAGTAAACTCTTCCTGCCAAACGGTCACCACCGATTTGGGCGCGACAATAAGTGCCCGGTTGATCAGTCCGTTGAGATAGCCCCGGCCAGCTATACCGATAGCGGTAAGCGTCTTGCCGGTACCCATTTCCATTAAAAGCCCCGCGCCGGACATATATCGTTACCTCGTTTAAACAGGCCTAAAATTTGCCCGATAAAGTTATAGGCTTGCACCTGATGCCGATATGGTTTTATCCGGATTGGCATGGACTCAATCGGCTCAGCCGGAATCCAGCCATCAATATCTGGGTACTCGCGACTATTAACTTGTACGTCGGACTCGTTCATGAATTGGCAGCCGATAATTTTTAGCAGCGCAATGTTTTCAGTGCTTTCCGGCACCAGCCACGCCTTTTTGTTCTGGTCCCAGTGATGGCCGGGAATTTCTTTGATGGCGTCGCGGTAGAGATAGGCGTCAAATATGTGGATTAGCCCGCTTTCAATAACTGCCCGCATAATTATCTCCCGGCTTCTTCTCCTTGGCGACAAAGCTTTCTAGCGGCTCACCGGGAAAGATGCGCAAAAGACCGCCGATTATTTTTCTTCCCGCGCCAGACTTGCCGCTCAAGGCACGGCTGAGCGCGCTTTTGGATACTCCCATTCGGCGGGCCAGTTCATTTTGCGACCAACCGCGATGACTCGTCAGCGCGATTACGGCTTCTGACCTCAGACGCAGCAT